ATACCAGAGTGGCAAAACCATAAAGGAACTTTCAAAACAGTATCATGTCTCTGCAAAGGGCATGAAAGAAGTATTAGGGATTACGGAGGACGAAGTTATGAGCAAGGAACCGGTAGGAACAACGGATAATACCTCTGAAATGGACGCTTTACGCACGGAAAATGAAAAACTCCGTTCAGAATGTGCGAAATTAACAGAGGAATGTCACTATCTGAGGGCAGAAATCAAGGAAATGGAAGAAAAGAACAAGACTGTATGCTCCGGCAGTGAGTCAAACGAGAATATTCACGAGAAGTATCAGGCAGTTTGTATCAAAAACAGTCAGTTAAATGCTACGATTGATACTCTGATTGACAAAATTAGTATGTTAAAGGCGGTGGGTTGTTGTGGCAGATAAAGGATTTGACCTTAGACTTGAACCATATTGTGCTTACTGTCCTAATTTTGAGCCGAATGTGGAGAAAATTGACGTTACAGTAGCCATTGATAAGACACAAAGGGTGCTGACAACTATCCGGTGTGAGCATAGGAATGTTTGTGAAAGGGTAAGTCGGAGAATTAAAGAGGTGGAGAATGGCTAAACAAAGATGGTATGCCGTGGTGTTTGAAACCATAGAAAAGAAACCGATTGAGAGAACAGTCAAGGTACTTTGTACGGACAGCGTTCATGCGTCCATGGTGGTTTATAAGCAGTTCGGCAAAAAGAAAATAAAGGTAAAGTCGGCAAAACCGATTAAGGAGGAGTAAGAATTGAAATGTAGAGCAAGAGAAACCGGTGCAGTATTTGAATATCTCGTATGGACCGGCGAGAACCAAAGGGAAATGTTTGACTTCCTCACTTTCGGAGAAAAAATTGATGATTATATGAGTGCGAGTGGAGAACATTTTCGCATTGACTTCGATTACAGTCCGAAAGGTGGGCTTGTAATCAAGATGCCGCCGAAGAAAGGGGATGCCCGTACTGAACCGGGAGATTATATCGTCAAGAACGAAAGAGGTTTCAGACCATATACTCCACGATTTTTCAACGAAGTATTCGAGATTGTGGAAGATATTGCCGAAAGCACCGGACCCATTGAAGAATTTGAAACACCGGAGCAGTTGGAAGAATGTCTACGCTGGTGGCAGCACAAATTGTTTCTTGATAATTGGCTGATACTCGCACATACAACGGACGAGATTATTGATTCCGAGGGTGTGAAACAGGATGATACCGAGGGTCTTAATACCTATGTATTCGAGAGCAGCCAGGCATCCATTCAGATTTTAACAAAAGCACAGCATGATAAAGAGGATATGCTTTTTAAATATTGTGCTGAGAAAATTCTTGTACACGAATTGCTCCACTGCAAATACGCATGGCTCGATAATGGAAATTCTTACGAGGGTGTGTACTTGTGCATGAAAGAGCATCAACTGTTAGAAGAAATGGCGAAAAGCCTTATTATGGCAAAATACAACTTAGAACACAATTATTTCATTTAGGAGGATATGAACATGAAGAAAACACTTATTATCATTGGTATTGCAGTAGCAGTTATTTTGTTGGGAGTAGGAGTATTCACAAGCACCAACAACAGAGCGATTTCTTTGGAAGAACAGATATTGTCTGCTGATTCCAACATTCAGACTCAGGAAAAGAGAAGAACAGACCTCATTTACAACCTTGCAGACTGTGTAATGCAGTATGACAAGCACGAAGCTGAGACACTTCTTAGTGTTGTGGATGCACGAAATAACGGCGGTTCTGCTGACATTGAGAATGTTGCCACTTCTATTGCGGCAGTCGCAGAGGCATACCCGGAATTGAAATCAAATGAGAATTACAAGGAACTTATGAACGAACTCTCTATCACGGAAAATATGATTGCTGAGTACAGAAATGCCTATAACAATGAGGTTCGTGCTTATAACAAGTATGTGAGAAAATTCCCTAACAAGCAGATACTTTCATTTATGGGATATGAGGTTATCGGCTATACATACCTGCAGTATGACGAGGCAGACCGACAGCCGGTAAGCAATCTGTTTGGAGAATAAGCCTATGAAAAGAGGACAAAAAGTAATTTACAGTGACGGAAATATCACAGTCACGCTCAGAGAGGTTCTTTTTGGAATCATTATATTTCTCGTGTTGCTGACGGCAGGATTTTTCATTAGTGAAAAGATTGCCTCAGCAAATGACGAGGCCAATCAGAAGTATTATCAGGCAGTAAAGATTGATAGGGATGCAGAACTGTTTCAGTACGGCATGAGAACCAACATAGGCAATGCTTTTGTTTCCGGCACATTAGAGGCAGTCGGGCCGGTATCATACGAAGAATTGGACGGAGAGTATTCGTATATCGAAAAGGTCAAGGAAAAGTACACGAAGAAAACAAGACGAGTGAAGAAAACCAGGACCGTAAACGGCAAGACAGAAACATATTATGTGACAGAAACCTATTGGGAGTGGGATGTTGTGGACCGTGAGAGCAAGCACTGTGACAGCATACGATTCCTCAATACGGACTTTGCATACGGAACAATCGGATTTCCAATGGCATACCACACTGAAACCATGGACGGAGGCTACCATATTCGTTACAAGTATTATGTGTGTGACCTGTCTTATGACGGAACGATTTATGCAGACCTCAGAGACAACACGGTAGGAAATGCCGTATTTATCGGTTGCAATACCCCGGCAGAGGCTATGGAGTATATGGTTGACGAGGGAAAAGTTACAATCGTGTTGTTTTGGATATTCTGGATTGGGTTGTCATGCGCAGCGGTATATGGGTTCTGGTACTTTGAAAATAATTGGTTGGAGGATTAAGGCATGGGAAAGAAAATCAAAGTGAAAAGAAAAGTGATTGTAATAATCTCAATTCTGATTCTGTTGGCAGGAATAATCGGCGGTTTATATGTAGGCGGTTGGCTTATGTTCATCAAGCCTATTATGGCGTGCTGTGCTATGTTTGATGCCGGAACACTGACGGCACTTGCGGTTGGAAAAACGATACTGTGTTGCATATTTGCGAGTGCTGTTGGAGGAACAATTTTCTATCTCGGATTGCTTATCAGCAGAATACTTGTGGAGGTGGCATAGTGTTCATAGTCACACAGAAAAGAGACATGGTTCTGAATGTGGATAATGTAATCTCTGTTGAGATTGACGGCATGAAGATTATGGCCGTAGCAAGAACGAATGATTACGTTATCGGAGTATACAAGGACCAGGACAGAGCAAAGGAAGTATTCAACGATATGCTCCGAACTGTATTCCAATCTGTAATTGTGATGAAGAATTGCAAGCCGGACGAAAGTTTCGAGAGGTTGAAAGACCTTTTTGGGACGGACAAGGTTTGTGTTATCGAAAAGATTGGGGATAGTGCAAGTGTAGAGTTCGGCAATGCCGGAGTGTACTATATGCCTGAAAATTAAAAATCAATAAGAGCCGTGTAGAGCCGAATTTCAAGTAAAGGAGGAACTCATGGCTGAGTTGACAAACAGACAGATTATCGCTCGATTGCTGAAAAGTGATTTGAGTAATTACGAGAACCTTGCCGCATTACTCAGCATGGCGATTGATATTCTGCCGGAAGATAAGGAAATATCGAAAAAAGTAGCCGAAAAAGTCAAGTTCCTTGCAATGCGACTGACAAATAGCGGACGAGAGGAGTTCTACGAACTATATCTCAATGCGTTGCTGTTTTTGGCACAGTCACACATGGATTTCGATTCGTACTTGTTGTATGTAGAAAAGGAGCGTGACCCAGAAGATAGATACTATCTGCCGAGAAGAAATAAACTGCATTGGCTCGTACAGAAGATGCAAAGGCTGATTGATGATGAATTGGATATATTATCAATCTCAATGCCGCCTGGAACCGGAAAGACCACTTTGGGAGAGTTCTTCATATCGTTTGTAATGGGGCATTACCCTAACACACCAAACCTTATGTCCTCACATTCCGGGTACATGACACGAATGTTTTATGATGCCGTGCTGAATATCATTACGAGCAATGAGTATTGTTGGTCTGATGTATTCCCGGATGTAAAATTTGAGAGCAATAATGCCAAGGAAGAAACCATAAACCTTGATAGGTGGCAACCTTTCAAAACATTAACTTGCCGTTCAATCAGAGGTTCCCTTACCGGTGTTACCCGTTGTGAGGGATTTCTGTATGTAGACGATTTAGTGTCAGGTATTGAGGAGGCCCTTTCGATTGACCGACTCGACAAATTGTACGGAGAGTACACCACAGACCTTAAATCTCGTAAAAAGAAAAAGGCAAAGGAAATCCATATTGCTACTCGCTGGAGCGTGCATGATGTTATAGGACGATTAGAGAGACAGTATGCAGGCAATCCGAGAGCGGAGTTCATTGCAGTGCCGGA